CAACTTCTTTTGTTTCCTCAACTTGTTTCTCTTCAACCATTTCAATTCAACTCCTGAACTTATTTAAGTTCTTTGTATTTTTTAACTATTTCATCAATACTTACTTTTGCTCTCTTCTTAAACTTTAAAAGATATGTTAAGAAAGAATCTGTTTTAACTACTTTTTTAGGTGTAGCTTTTTTAATTGTTTTCTTTTTTCCAAATACCATTATTCATCCTCCATAAGATTTTCAAATGTTTTTTTACGGTCTTCTAATCCTTTGATTTCAAATTCAATCTCTTTCATCTTAGCTTCCATAGTTAACAGGTGAAAGTCTCTTGCAACTTCTACCCATTCTTCTCTTTCTTCATAAGCAAATTTTGGGTCTAATGGTTCTGGGTTCTCAACCATTAATGTAAACTGTCTTTCAGTTACTTCTCTTCGTCTAGTATGGTAGTCAATAGCTTCATCAATATTTGCCATTGCTTCTTTTAATTGTTCTGGGTCTTTTTGAGTACCAGGTAATGCTGCTCCTCTATCTTGAAGGTTTACTTCAGTTTCTTTTGTTTCTATTTTATTTTCCATTTCATTCACTTCCATTATGTTTTTCTTGACTAATAGTTAGTCTTCTTGTTTTCTTATCTATTTTGAATTTGTATTTTATATCAAAATCTTCATTCCTTTCTTTCCATACTTTTCCCCAATCTCTGTTTTTATGTTTACACATAATTGAGGTATCAAGGAATACTGGAATTTCCTTATTCCACAAATCCATATAAAATATTGAATCTGCATGAGTTGAATTTCCTTTCTCAACTCTGAAGGATGTATCTTTTAATATGTAGTTATGTATTAATGCACATCCAATGCCACATCCATGAACTTGATTAACTTCACCATCAACAAAGTTCATTATTTCATCCCACCATAGTTGTCTGATTCTTCCTTCAACTTTTCCAGAACCATCTTCTGTAATAACATTAGTTGGTTCAGCAATGTGAATTAGTGGGAAGTTCATTCTTCCATATCCAATCTTGTACATTCCTGAAACTACTAATTTTTTATGGTTCATAAGTTTTGGGATTATATTCTTTGGAGGGAATACATCTGATTCAATACTCATTAAATAATCATATCCTTCATCAATAACTCTCTTTCGAATTATCTCATTGCACTCAGCCATCATTTGATTAAGTGCTGTGTCTTTTCTATAATGGTGGATAACCTCTATACCGTATGTGTCAGATAACCACTTAGCGTGTTCACCTTCATCAGCAGTATTATCCACCAATAATATATCATAGTTTGTATATTTTAAGTTTTTGATATGGTCTACCCATTCATCCACACAATAGTCTTTTCCTTTGTAAGTGGGACAAGCCACTAATACCTTTGGTTGTTTCATTATGATGTATATACAGAAGTTACTTTAGCATGTTTATCCTTAGGTTGCCCTGTTAAGGTAAACTTCTTTAATAACCCTCCATCTGCCACATTCACATAACCATTAGTTTGTTTTTCTAATCTTGTTTTGGATTTATCTAAATACATCTCAATACTGAATGCATCATAAAATCCTTCTTTCAATCTATTCCATATTACTGGAAAGTTGTCAGCATATTTATCTAATTGTACTTTAGCCCAAAGTCCTTCTTCATCAACTTTGGTATCTATGATTTTCATAAAATCATCATAGCTTGGTAGGTTCGCATCTATCTTCATACCTTTCTTTAATCTTGTTCCAATATGTTCTAAGTCACCTTTAATATTAATTGGGAATTCTTTAATTTGTTTTGCCAAATCTCTAAGTAATATATCAGAAAGTACTACTCCATCAGTTGCTAGGTTTCTAGTAGCTATGTATCCCTCAATAAAATAATCATTGGAGGAATCCCCAATAGCTTCACTTCTACAAACTAGCTTTTCTGAATTAAGTTTTAAATCTGAATTAAAAGTAATTGACCTTGCTTTCAATACCCAATTATCACCCTCTTTCTTGTACTTCTTTTTTACTGTTGCCCAAGCTATCTTGGATGCTCTATCTGGACCATACTTAGATTTAGCTGCTTGATAAGCAGACTCCCATATCTTCCTAGCTTCCTTTGGTAACTTTTTTAACATTTCGATTGGCATTTTATTTTTTAGAAGTTTTTCCTCCACCTTTTGGTGCATTTGGATTTCATTTCTTTTTCTTCCTTGTTTTCTTTTTCTTATCAGGTCCGTGGTCCTTCTTTACTATTCTTGTTTTTTTAGAACTTGTTCCATTTGGATGATGTACATCTTTGTTAGCCATATAGGCTTTACCATGTTTCTTTACAGCTTTTCTTCTTGCTCTATTCCTTTCAACTCTAGCTTTAGTAGTTTTCCTGAGATGTGCTCTTACCTTTGCAGGGTGTCTAGCATTATATCTTCTCGTCGCTAATGTGTTCTTGTTTACCATCTTCTTTAATTGACTCCAAATATTGTATGTGATATATTATCATGAAATATAAATCACCCTCTATTGTTGACTCAGTTAATTTAACATCTACAATGTTAATCATTTCTTCTTGCATATCAAAGAGTATTGCATTAAGTTCTTCTATACTTGGAACCTTTACTAGTTTTACCTTTGTAACTGCTCTCATACTCATTTTTTCAATACCTCTTCAGCATATTGGTCTAATATCCAATTCTCACTTCTTCCCATTATCTGGTCATCTCGTGTAGTTGATTCTTCACCAGTCTCGTGTTTAACTGGTCCTGATTTATCTTCAGGTTTTACTTCTTCTTTCTCTTCCTTGAACATAAGAGGCATTTGTGCCTTCTCTATTTTAGCTCCTTCAGGAAGTTGTATTCCTACTTGTTTAATGTATGTTAATAAAGTATCATCATCTATTCCAATCTCTTTCAAAGCTTTGATAATCTCTAAATCATCTTTCTCTGCTCTCTTGTCAATTGGTCCAAATTCAATATCTGCATTGTCCCATCCCATTTTAGGGAATAGTTCCCAGGATAGTTCATCAGAGATGACATCTTGAATTGATTTGATTCTTCCATCAAATGCCTTTCTTGCTTGTACTTCAGAGTTACTCCTATTTGAGTTGTCTGGTATTCCTGCAATTATTGGTGGCACTCTTAGTAATGTTAGAATTTGTTGTCTTGTATAATTTAAAATTTCTATTAGTTGGTCTAAGTCAGATAGGTCTCTTCCATCAATCTTTGATATCTCTCCATCTACAACCAATTCCTTATCTGGTTGGTCTCTGGATAATTTCAAATCATTTATGAAGTTCTTAATCTGATTCTCATCAGCACTCTCTATCTTCCAAGCATCTCTAAATTTATTGTATCTGAATAAGTTAATCATAAACTTCTCGATAAATTGTTTTAGTGAGATTGTTTGGTAAAGTACTTTCATATCTACTTCACCCCATAACGCTGAGGTTATGTTGTTTAAGCTAAGGTGTGTACATTCATCTGTTGTAAAGTTAACTATTTTTCCATCATGCTCTTGTTTGTAACCTAATACTTCACCATGTTCATTAGATAGGATTTCCATATCTGTGGTTTCAAGTAAATGTATTTCTGATGGTTGATTATCTTTGTAGACTATCTCTACGAAGGCATTACCATAGATTATAAGATTGTATACCAATCTTCTAAGAATTCGTTTGAATCTGTATTTTTTGAGCAAATCCTTCTCAATTAGTTTCTTCAGTTGTTTATTGTCTGTTTTTATGATATAACCATTCTTAATGACTTCATCAGCTATAGCTCTCACTGCTGAGACCACTGTAGGTTCAGACCTAAAAACTCGTAAAACTGTATCTAGTGTTGGTTTATCAGTGGTTGCTTCTTTTGAAGAATAATATCCATCGATATATCCTCTAGAAGCTCGTTCCATAATTTCATCTGTGTACACGATTTCCATGATTATAATATAAAATAGGCTTAATTAGCTAATTGTTTGCACCCATATATGTAGTGTTACTACAGTATATTATAGGGGGTGAATTCTTTTATAAAGGTTTCTATAAAGTAGCCTCTTTAGGGGGTTTTCCCACTCCAAAAGTGTGTATTTTGTGGTTTTTTAACTTACTTTTACATTTTTTACAGTTTTTTGAGTCTACATGATTGAACTCTAAGCATTCTTGACATTGTATCTTTCTACACCTAGCTCTTGAATAAGTATTCCAAGAAACCTTATATGTTGATAGCTTTTCAAGATTATCTAAAACCCATTTAGGGTCATCCCTTAGAAGGTTCATTGAGTTTCTCCACATCAAAACCTCTTCTTTTTTACTATAAGGTTTGATGAATTGTTTCATCCTGTATAGTTCTGAAAGCTCTTGGTCTCTGCCTTTTTCAATTTCTTTAAGCTTTTTAATTCCTTCTCTGCTTCCTTTATCGCTAACTGCATGTTCTCTTTTTTTTCTTCCCATTCTTCTCTTGCCACCTTCTTAAAATGTTTTAAGTATTCTTCTTGTATCTCAAATTCAAACTGAGGAGTTATAGGTCTAGGGTATTTAAGTTGTATCTTAAGCTTTTCTTCCTCGTTCTTGATGTTTCTCTTCACAATCTTGATATTCTTCTCATGATTGTCTATCTTTTCTTTGATTTCTTTTATGTCATTCATACTAATCTACTCCTAAACTCTCTCTGTTCCTCTTCTAAGAATGGTACAGTTGATAATACAAAGCTATCTATCCTATCATCCGAGCCTCCTTGAGGTTTCTCTATAAGGAATGTGGTCCCTCTTTTACTATCTCTCATCTGTAATGCTACCATTTCATCAATTAGGGGTTTAATCTTAGGGTATCTTACTCTTCTACCAAATCCTCCATCGTCATCTCTTATGTTCAATGCTTCTTTGAATCTGAAGTACATACCTACTTTCTCCTTACCAAAGTACATTCTCTGTACTTTCTTACCCTCTCTCTCTAAAGCTTGGTTAGGAGACTCTCCTTGAGGACAATCATCCACTACATATTTCACAATGTTGAACTTAGTCTCTAAATCTGCTAGATATCTGATTATCTGAGCATTATCATATCCTCCAGGGAATGACTTCTGATAACCTAAGTATACTACATTGTCCCCCTTATCCAAATAACTTAGGGTAACTACAGTCTTACTGTGTGTAACTCCATAATCTATCCCACATACATAATCATTCTCTAAGTCTGCATATCTTAAATCCATCTCTTTAACTGTAGCCTCTCTTATCTTCCTTGATTGGAAGAATGAATCTGAGTCTACTGTGAATTGTGCTTCATACTCTTGAGCAAAGACCATAGTATCTAAGGTCTTTCTCTTCTTTTCAGTCATTTCTTTGATATTGTCATTAGGGCATATCTCCCATTTCCACCAATACCTATCATATTCTCTACCTACTTGTTTATCTAAAGGGTCAAAGAGATAATAGAAGAAGCCTTTCTGTCCATTGGGAGTGCTAAGTAAAATTATGGTTCCACCTGTGAACCTTACTGTAGGTTCAATAACCATCTCAAATATCTCATCTGGTACAAAAGCTGCTTCATCTACTATCACTAAATCTGCTGTATAACCTCTTGAGCTATCTGTAGCAGGTAAACTTCTTATAATTGACCCATTAGTGAGCGAGAACTCTTCAGTATTGTTTGGTTTCTTCTTGTCTATATCTTCAGGGAATATCCATTGTCCTGGTTCATCATGATATGTGTCACACTTATCCATCATGTGTTTAAGGTTATCCATACCAAACTGCATAATCTTCTTCATCTCTCTTATGAACCTCTTAGATTGGTTATTGTTTCTTGAGAATACAAGAATACTAGCATCAGGATTAAACATAGCATAGTGTAATGCTTTAATTGCTGTAACATAAGTCTTACCAATCTGTCTAGAACTACATACAACTATCCTACTAGAATCATCATTTAGTACTTGGTCTTGGTATACAAAAGGTTCCACACCTAAGTACCACTTAGCAAATATGCTAGGGTCTTCTTTTGATAAGGTTCTAATCTTAGCCATATTGGGTTTAGCCCCTGCATAAGGTTCTGCCTTATCCATCTTGGCTCTAAATATCTTCTCTTCTTCCTTTGTGATTGATGTGTATTTCATGTTTCGTAGCACTCCATTATATATACGCATTTGTAATATATAAAGATATAGGTACTACAGTATATAGGTTATAAGGTTATATAAGCTTTACTGTATCTACTTTCAAGTTAAACAGCATTATCCCCCCTCAGGGGATACCCCCTTTATTACCTTATACTATATATATTATATATACTATATACTATATAGTATAATATAGTATATTATTCATTACATTCATAATATACTAATATAGAGTCTGTAGTATCCAAATTTAAAGGATTAGAGGTAAATATATGTGTATATATGTCTCTATATATACATATCTTTAATATAACTATAACGACGATTTTTAACATTTCGAAATATTATGCCTATTCTT